GTCCCGCCGCGACCCCTAAACGACACATCTAGCACGTCGCCTGGCGAATAGGTCGCGACCGATTGAACGCGCCGGTCGCATTGCACAATCGTCACAACGTCCGCCGCTCCCTCGTTCAGGATGGATTGCAACTCTGCCCCGACGGCCGCGAGCGCGATTGAATCCATGCTCGCCGACGTGTCCACGATCGCGACTATATGGGCGGCGGACACGGAAACGGAACCGGGCAAAATGAACCCGTCCGCATTCCAACGTCGCGCCGGGCGTGTCCAAGACGTATCGCGCCGGGCGCCAGCGTCCGCGAATCGCCTTAACTCGTCACGCCACGACACGCGCGGCGTATCAAGCGCGGCGATTGATTCGGCCGCCGACGCTGGCAACACGCCCGCGCCCGCCCGCCTTGCTATCGCGGCCGCTTGGCGGACGCGCGCTTGTATATCGGATTCGGCATTGTCCGCGCCCGTCGGCGCGGGCGCGTCCAACACGCCCCCACACCGGCCGGGGTCGCCTTTTCCCTCGCCCGGCTTAGGTCGCGGCGGCGCCGCCGCTCGCTCGCGTTCGAGAACGATATAAATCGCCTCCGCCGCCATGCCGGCGAATCGTTTTTGGTTTAAGCACCCTTTGGGCAACGCGAACCCGGCCGCGATCAGTGATGGATTGATCGCAAGGTCACAAGCCTCATTCCACAAGCCGGGGTCGCGTCGCCCGCGTCGCGTGACGTGTAGGCGTGCGACGTGTTCTACTTCATGCGCGATCACGCCTATCAACTCGCTTTGCGATAGGCTCGCCACAAATGCGGCGTCGTAAAATAGACTAACGCCATCGGTTGCCATTGTGTCCACGTCCGCGCGTTCGCGGACGTCTAAGGAAAGCGCCAGCGCGCCCCAAAATGGTTGGGCGCGCAATAGAATTGCGCGCGCTTTGCTAATCGAATCGGGGGGGCTCATGCTAGCACCCCCTGATTCGCCACGGAAAAATCTATAAAAGCGCGCGTTTCTTTGAGTCCGGCGTCGCGTCGCGTCGCGTCGGCGACCATTAGGAACGCAAATTCGGCGGGGAGTCGCGCGGCGAATCGTATAACGGCGCCCATGTTGGCGCGCGTCGCCTTGCGCGCGACGCCGGTCGCGACCGCATAAAGTAACGCCGGTTCGCTGGCGGACGGAACGGGCGCCCCGTCCGGGTTCGCGAGAATCGATTCGATAGAAGGTAGACGTGTCCAAATGCGGGCAAATGCCTCGAATTCGCCCGCCGCCGCCTCGCCGACTAGTCCGCGAACAAGGGCAGGTCGCAAGTCCGCAGGCGCGTCCGCGATACGGGCGACTGACGCCCATGCGCGCGGCGATGGAAAAGCGCGCAAGTCGGCCCCTTCCATGGCGTGAATCAGGGCCGGGCGAAATGCTAAAAATGCGATCACTAGGGGAGAAAGTCCGGCGCCAGCCGCCCATGCGCGCCATGCGTCCGCGTCGGGTTCAATGTCCACATGCGCGAAACGATTCGCGAGCGCGCTTGGCATACGTTGCGCGGCCGCCTTATCAGACTGGCGATTGCCAGCCGCGACGACGACACAATCGTCCGGCAAGGCGTGCTCGCCTACGCGGCGGTTTAAGACTAGTTGAAACGCGGCCGCTTGTACGCTTGGCGCGGCGGCGTTTATTTCGTCCAAGAACAACATGCTAGGGCGCCCGGCGTCGTGCGAATCCCACAAGCGCGCGAACATTGTCGGACGCGCCCACGCGACGGAATCGCCGATGACGCGCGGTTGTCCGCGCAAGTCTACACTTTCCAACGTGCTTAGACGTTCGTCTACTAGGTCGCGCCCGCCGGACGCGGCGACTTGAGCCACAAGGTCAGACTTTCCAACGCCAGGGGCGCCCCATAGCATCACGGGCAAGTTTGCGTTTACATATGCCGCAACGGTCGCGGATGCTGTTTCATATCGCATTTTTTGGGTTCCTTGTTTCGTATGGGCATGGCGCCCGCGACGCGCCGGACAAGTCGCCCGGCGCGCTGGCGCGCGTCACGCGAGATAGGATTCCACGTCCGATAGGATGGTGGCGGCGCGCGCGGCCGTGTCGGCCCGTAGCGTGTCGGACTGGCGCAACGTGTCCGCGTCCGCTTCACACAAGCGCGCCATGCGGTCCGCGATGGCGGACAAATTCGCGTCGCCCGTAATGTTCAAAGCGGGCAGCGCGTCCGCAAGGTCGCGCACGTTAGCGATTAGGCTATCCCTGAAGATTCCCTCCACGCGGTCACCGTCGCGCGCGGCCGGTTTATACGCCGCAAGCTTTTCGGCCATATGGCCAACAACATTGGCGACGCGTTGAAAGCAATCGCGTTGCGCGTTCGCGAGCGCTCCAACGGTGGCGCGCTCTATATCGTCGCGAATCGCGGCCGCCGCCGCGTCGCCGACGTCAACGCGAAAATCGCGGGCATCTGGCATGGGCAGAACGCGCGTCGAGAAAGCAAATTTTGTCGCAATGGCGTCCGGCGCGGGATAATCGTCGGCATTGAACATCCCGCCTAAGCGCTGGCGGGCGTCGGCGGCGTATGCTGGATATGCGGCGATAAAACCCGCGGCGGCCGCGTCAAAAGCAGCGCGGAGGTCGCGCATGGAATCCGCGTAGGTATCAAATGATGCGGCGGGCAAAATTCGGGCGCCATCGTCCAACCACGGCAAGGTCAAAGCATAATGCTTGAGGCGAGCGGCGGACGCGGCCGACGTGACCGCCGCGAGTGCGTCTTTAGCCAAAAGTGTTTTGTTATATCGGCCGGCGTCGGGCGTGGCGTAATGAGCGGCGTTTGTTTCAGCCGTCACGCGCTTGTCAACGCGGCGGGCGGACCATGCGCTTATTTTAACGCTGGCGAGCATGGCGCGCGATGAAAGTATGTTGGTGGCGATATCGGCGGGCGCTGCGGTAAAGTGTAACATGGTTAGTTATCCTACGTTAAACAGGCGCAAAGCGCGCCTAAGCGTTTATATGCTAAAAACGCGCCTTGCGTCAAGATGTCAAAATAGGTTGTAGAGCGTGTTTTTTGCGACTTTTGATTGTATGGCGTTTAAATGCGTTTAGAGCGTAGCTGACGGGATTTGCCTTTTCCGGGCAGGTTAGTACCAAAAAAACAATTCTCGCGGTTTTCTCGTTTTGTTCTGCGCGTGTTTTTCGTGTTATACAAGCAATGGTTGTGGGGATTGTTTTTTCGGAGAAAATGCTTTGGCACGGACAAAAGAGGCGAAAGAAGCGCGCCGTCGAGAATTGTATGAATCTGAAGAAGCCTTAAAGCTCGATATAAGGGAAAAGGCTAAGACAATCGCCAAGCGCGCATTGGGAAGGCCTTCTATCTTCAATCCTGATACATGGGCTCGCATTGTCACGCGCATGGCGCATGGCGAGAGTCTCACGTCGATCACGCGCGATGATGACATGCCGGGAATCTCGACGGTCTATGAATGGGCTTCAGCCCGCCCCGGGATTGCGGAAGGCCTCGCGCGCGCGCGCGAAAGCTTGGCCGATACGCTACTTGATGAATGCGCTGACATAGCCGATTCTGTGCCTTTTTGCGAGGATGACGACGCACGAAATTCTTTTGAAATTCAACGCGCTAAGCTGAAGATTGAAACCAGATTGCGAGCAATCGCGCATATGTCGCCGCGCAAGTATGGAACGCATAGAACGGAAGTCACGGGCGCCAATGGCGGGCCTATCGCGCTTGCCGCCGTGACAATCGACGCGCGTCAACTCGCGCCTGAGCAGCGCGAGACGTTGCGCGCCGCATTGCTTGCCACGAAAACCAATAACAATATTAATACGATAGAGAACGATCCTCACAAAGAGGATGAGGATTGACAGAAGAATACAACGTGAACAAAGCGGGAACGTAGAGGGTACCAATGGGAATGAGGTACCTCGCCACCGACACCGCCACCCCCCGCTAATAGAAAGGAGGGTGGGGTTGTAGCTACAATGCCCCTCTGTGACGTATAGCCCTTCTGTGACGTATAGCCCCTCTTTTGTCAACTTTCCACAACCTCCACGTGCAATTTCTCAACCCGGTATCGCCAAACACGGGGTCTATACCAACTCTAGGTTGTATTTTGTTGACATTTGGGTCCCCGGACGCGGTTTTGGGCCCCTTTTTGGGTTAGGTAGGGATTGTTTAAGGTCCCTTTTGGCTGGTGGGTCCCCTTTTGGGGTGGGGTATGGTGTGGTATTGTGTAGGTGTTAATAGGTAGACATATGTCTTGGGTTGGTGTGGGGTGGGG